ATATCTACGACCTCTCCGATTGTTCGGATGTCGTCATTTTCTGACAAGTGGATTTCCTCGTATCCACTATTTAAACTTTGTAAATACCAGGATCCATCGTAATCTCTTTTCAGCTTCTTGACGAAGTTCTTGCCGTTGATTTGAAAGATACCGATTGAATTGATATCTACCTGACTGGTAACTTTGATGAACAATAGATCATTATCTTCAATGAGTGGTTCCATGCTATCACCTGCAACTTTAGCGATTGTGTCATAGCTTTCTGGCACATCTTTAGCTCTGAGTCTAACTTCCATGTGAAGATTATCTTCCTGAAAGGTTCCATGACCTGCAGCAACCAATCCCTCGACATAATCTATAATGTAGTCATCGTCTTTGTACTTCTCTAGAACTGTTGATGTCTTCATGTTGGTTTGCTCGTTTAATAGGGTAGTAGCGTAGTCGACTACATTTTCTTGACGTTCTTCGTCTAGTTGATTGTATATCGCCACGATATCGGACGAATCTTCGTTTTGCTTATGAAAATCCATCCCTTCAGCAAGACTTTCTGGACGAATGTCAAGGGCTGAGCAAATCTTGAATATATTGTCAACGTTGGATTTTAGGATTCCTCTATTTAGAATAGAATTGATAGTAGAGGCTGGCATATCAATCTTCATTGCCATTTGTCGAACACTACCATATTTTAATTCTATGAGTTCTCTTAGTTGTTGTTCTGTCATAGCTCTTTCTCCTTTTCTCTCATTATAGCACACGAAAAATCGTTTGTAAAGAAAAACAAATTTAAAAAAAATTATAAAAAATGGTTGACAATGAACGAAAAATGGTTTATTATATAACCAAGCTCAGCAACGAGCTTAATTTTAAAATCTAATAAACGAAAATTCGTTTAGAAAGGAGCTGCATATATGTTGAACATCGACATCGCACGAAAAGAGAAGGGAATTTCTATCGTAGATATTGCAGATTATCTATCTGTTAGATCTCAAACTGTCAGCGACAAGCTGAAAGGGAAGTATCCGTTCACGTTCCAAGAAGCTATGTTAGTTCAAGAGAAATTCTTTCCAGAATATGAACTAAAATACCTTTTCACTTCAGCAGAGTCAACTGCTTAATTTTTTAATCAAGTGAACGAAAATTCGTTCAAGGAGAACATATGAGACCTAAAAGATACCCGTTCAGCGGGAAAATAAAAAACGTACTCCAGCTGCTATCTGAAGTACGCTACGGAAATTGTTCTGCTCAAACTAATAGCAGTAGCCAACAACACTTCGCTGGTATCGTCCCCAGCACTGTAGTTGAAATAAACTCTGATTCTCGATTTTAGAGTCTAGCTTTTTCGCCACTTTAGAAGTGACAGCTTGTTTAAACTATTATTTGGGTCGTCTAGCTAAGACGCCCTGAAAAAGCTAACTCTCCCTATTGAACCCTGCTAGCCAGGTGCGGTAGGCAAAAGGTAAACCTACAAATGAATCCAGAAGTTTACTGAGACACAGTCCCCTTCAAAAATTTTGCCAATTTGCATCAGCTCCTTTCTTGTTAAGGATAATATAACTATATACTGTTTTTGAAGGGGGGTACATCGGTCTTAAGACCGATTTTTGGAGAAAATCATGGAAGATAAAATCATCGAACTAGCTGACTACTTCATCAGCGAAAACACAACGTACAGAGAAGCTAAAATAGCATGTGAGAAGCTATTGAAACAAGTTAGCCATGAGATAGAGCTCAGGGCGATGGAAAGGAGGACAGGAGGACAGAATGAAAGAAATTGAAAAAAATGCCCTCAACGATGTTTTGAGGACAATTATACTTATAAACGGGAAGATTGAAGAAATTGCTGAAATTCAAAAGCAGCAGGAAATACTTATTTCTTATCTTCGTGGGATGATAGCGGGTTCTGAATCCGAGTGATTCTATCTTGAGATTGTTGAATAATTGACTGATAGCCAAATTGTGATTCGTTTAAATTTAAACCACGAATGATTCCGGGAGAATAGTTTGACTGATTTTTTTCAAGAAGATTTAGTATTTTGTCTAGCTTTTTAGTTAGTTTATCATCAAGCTCATCTAATGTAACGCTTTTATCAAGACTACTCTCAGGCATTTTGAAGTTTTCAAAACTTTGAATTTTAGATTTTAAATTTTCTTTAGATTCTTCAATTTTCGATACATCTGTATCATAGAAAACGGTACGAGTCGTCATAACATCAAAAGGAAGTCTTTCTCCTACTCTTATGATTGGGACAAGAGGCAGTTCAAGCGCCTGTCTAAAACCTAACTCGTAGAATGCGTTGGGATTATGGTCTGTCATATCTGCTATAACCATAGGAGCAGTTTTAAGGTAATTGATAATTGTAGCGTTGATGTTATCTACCGCATTGACGTGGTCAACACGAACAGGTTTATAACCAAGTTCTTCACAAACAGGGGCGATAAGATACTTATATACATTGTCAGCTCGCTCTCTGGTAGGTGTTCCAGATTCGCCAATGGCAGTTACAATAAAACAAATTTTTTCAGTCATAATTATACTCCGCAAATTTTATTATCTTTATTATACCAAATTTAGAAAGGAAAAAAACAATGAAACCTAACCGATATCCGTATAGCGGGAAAAGAAAAAGTCTTGATAACTCAGCAATAAAATGCAATCACATCAAGGCAGTTGATATCAAATTGGATAAATCAAGTCTTACTTTTAAAGAAGACAAGATTATCATACAAGGTCAGTCCATTACTGTAAAGCAAGGTTTTTAAACAAAAAGCACCTGACTGCAATCAGGCACTTATCAAAAATATCTAAGGAAATTATATCATGAATGACTTAATGAATCAATTATTAGATCAGTTTGAAGCTGGATTGATGGATAGAACACTCAAAGTCATGACGATTGTGACCGATGAGAAAAGGCGCTATCCAATGGAACTGAACAAGTCGCAATGCTCCGAGATGTTACTTGGAACAAAAGACACGTCAACGTTTGACGAACGTTTCAACCGACACGCAGACTTCCCAAGAATTGAGGGCAAGCGCGAGAAATATCCAAGGGATGCCGTGATTGAATGGTATCACGAAAACTGGCAGAAAACTGCAATATAGGAGAAATTACATGAAATTACTAGACAAAATCAAAAAATTGTTTTTCAACACAACAAAAATCGAAGTCAACACCGACTGGCGATTGGTTGCGTTGGATACGAACAGGGAATTGATAGACCTTCAAGAAAAATATCAGATAGCAAATCAACGTATCGCAGATCTTGAAGAAATCGTAGCAATCTATGAAGAAAAGGAAAACACAAAATGATTGAATATATCTATTTCGGAACAACAATGCTTTTTTTGCTCTGGGCACTAGTAAATGAGCTAGATGACCGAGCAGAATCTAAAAAGAAAAACAGACAACTAATCGCAAGCGACATCGCTCGTATGAATCTGAGAAATTCAGATAAGCAATTTACATACGATGTGGATCCACCAGTAGGATTGAAATAAGGGATAAAAATATGAGTGTAAGTCGCAACATGAACGAAATGGAAATTCGGGTGTTAAATATGATTCTTAATTGCGCTACGTTCGACCTTCCAATTCAAGCAAGTGAAATACGTTTAGAAACTGGACTCTCAAAACGTAAGTTAGAAGAAGTCATTGAAAGTCTTCGAGTTAATTTTAGACACCCTATTGTAGCTAAGAAGACGAAACCAAATGGATACTACTTGCCACAAAGTGAGGGAGAGCGACAAGCTGGTCTAGCTCCTTACCGTAGACAAATCTTAACCGAGCAGAAGAATCTTGCTGCTGTTATGAATATTGACTTAGAAAGCTACTGGAGGAAGAGTGTATGAGTGAAGATTTTAGAATACTACCTCATGATCTAGTTGCAGAGCAGTCGGTTCTGGGTGCTGTCTTTATCTCACCGGAAACGATGATATCACTTGCAGACGAATTAACTCCTGACGATTTTTACAAGCCTGCCAACAAGATTGTATTTAAAACTATGTTGTCATTGCTTGAAAAAGGTGAGCCAATCGATGCTACGACTATGGTGTCTGCTCTTACCAATCAAGGTGACATCTCAAATATCGGTGGTATAAACTACGTTGTCGAGTTGGTAAATTCAACACCAACTTCAAAAAATGTGGAGCATTATGCAAAATTAGTAAAAGAGAAGGCAACTCTTCGGAAAGTCATCGCTGACTTGTCTGATTCATTATCTAGTGCCTACCAAGGTGATGTATCGATTGGTGACATCATTGCTAAAACTGAAAAATCCTTAATCAATATCAGTAATCAAAATTCAGGTACTGGATTTCGTAATGTGGCTGACATCCTAGACACACATATGCAAATAGTTGAGACACGCTCGCAGACAGATGGAGTTGTGACAGGGATTTCTACAGGTTTCATAGGATTAGATAAGATTACAACAGGTCTTCATGAGGATAACCTTATCATTCTTGCTGCACGTCCTGCTATGGGTAAGACTGCATTAGCGTTGAATATAGCAAAGCATGTAGCTGTGAAAGAAAATAAACCAACTGTTATTTTTTCACTCGAAATGGGAGCAGAAGACTTAATTGAACGGATGGTTGCATCAGAGGGGATGGTTCCAGGTTATCATTTGAAGACTGGGAATTTAAGTACAGATGAATGGAGAAGGCTTGTGCATGCTCAAAGCAATCTCTATGATGCTCCTATCTTCGTAGATAATACAGCAGGTATTCGTATTTCAGAAATTCGTTCAAAAGCTCGAAAACTTGCCCAAGAAATGGGTGGACTTGGTGTTATTATCATTGACTACTTGCAGTTAATTACTGGATCAAAAGGAGAAAATCGTCAGCAGATAGTTTCTGAAATATCAAGGGAATTGAAGATACTTGCAAAAGATTTAAAAGTACCAGTCATTGCTTTATCTCAATTAAGTCGTGCAGTTGAACAGAGACAAGATAAACGGCCAATGCTAGCAGACTTGCGAGAGTCTGGCTCTATTGAGCAAGATGCAGATATCGTAGCATTCTTGTATCGTGAGGCCTACTATCAGAAAGAACAGGCAGACAGTCAAGAAGCGAATAACGTAACCGAACTGATCTTGGAAAAGAATCGGCATGGCAGTTTAGGCACAGTGAAGTTGTATTTTCATAAAGAATACACAAAATTTTCAAGTGTGGAGGAATAGTATATGGCTGAGACATATTATAAAAATGAAGTTGAAAAGTATCAATACTTTCAATTACCCAAATGGCTATTTAAAGAGCCATATAAAAAACTATCAAACAATGCAAAGATTATGTATGCATTGCTCTATAATCGTTTGGATTTATCTTTGGAGTCAAAGTGGCATGATCAAAATGGCAAAGTTTTTATGTATTTTACTACAGCTGAATTTTGTGAAGAACTTGGATGTTCAGAGAAGACAGTAACCAAGATTAAAAAGGAACTTGTGACATCAGGTTTGCTAAAGGAAGAGCGTCAAGGATTGACTAAGCCAAATCGACTTTATATCCTTGGTCCCAAAATTGTTCAACAAACAATTCTTGAACCGGAGAAATTACCATCCAGAACCGTAGAAAATACCACTCTGGACACGCAAGAAGTACAAACAATAAAGACTGATATTATAAAGACTGATATAGATAATAATAATAAATTGTCGATTTGTAAGGAAGTTATTTCTTATCTCAATTTGAAAGCTAAGAAAAATTTTAAAGTTGATACTGCTAGTCATCAAAAATTTATCAAGGCAAGGCTAAAAGAGGGTTATGTCCTTGAAGATTTTAAAAAGGTTGTGGACATCATGGTCGCTAAGTGGAAAGGTACAGAGTATGAGCAGTATCTTCAACCACAAACGCTTTTCGGAAACAAGATGGACAACTATCTGAATCAACCTATGCCACGCAAAGTTCACTCTTTTCAATCAGCAGTTGATGAAAGGCTAGGATTTTAAATGAAACAGTTTAAACAATTCAGAACTAGAACAGTTCTTGATGATGTCTGTGAAATCCATGGATGCCATCTTTGGTCTGTTAAGATTCCTGTTAAGGGTAAGGTTGAGGAAATTAGTCAATGTCCTGAATGCGAGAAAGAGAACATTCGTCTCTTTGAAAAGCAGCTGAATATGGAATCCGAGGTCAAGAGTAAGCTTTCGGACACTTATGAGGTCTTTGCTCGCGATAGTATCGTTTCAACTAAGCTGGCCAGCAAGTCACTACATGACTATGAGATTCAGGTTGATATTGATGAAAAGGCTATGAATTTTGTGAGGCGGTTGGAACGTGAATATGCAAAAGGAAAAACTGGCAATGCCATCATCACAGGACCTTCTGGAGTCGGGAAGAGTCATCTTACTTATGGCTTGGCTCGGTTTCTCAATGAGCAATTTAAGTCTTATGATGAACCTAAAAGCGTGCTCTTTGTGTCAGTCGTTACTTTATTTGATAAGATTCGAGAAAGCTTTGAGTTTGACAATGGCTATTCAGAAGCGAAGATGGTCAAGCTATTGTCTGAGGTTGATTTTCTTTTCTTGGATGATCTTGGGAAAGAGAGTCGAAAAGCTGACACGAAGCGTAACGAGTGGGCGCATCAGATATTGTTCAAGATCCTGGATAATCGGACGAATACGATTATCAACACGAATCTGTCTAGTGAAGAGATTAAAGAACTTTACTCGGACGATTTCGGGAATGGTGCTTTATCAAGTCGTATCTTTGAGGGAGCAACTGGCAGATGCTTTGTGTATCCGTCTGGGATGAAGGATAGGAGATACTGATGGAAGCTATACGAATACTAGATGCGTGCTGTGGGTCTAGGATGTTCTGGTTTGATAAACAAGAGCCACACACAACATACATGGATAGACGTGAAGAAGAATTTGAAATTCACAAAAAGAAAATCAATGTTAAGCCAGACATTGTTGCAGATTTTCGAGATATGCCATTTGATGACGAAACATTTAACCTTGTTGTATTTGATCCGCCACACCTTCTTTGGGCCGGTCAGAAATCATTCATGCGTGCGCAATATGGTCAACTAGACTTGTTGACTTGGAGATTAGACTTGCAGCAAGGTTTTGAAGAATGTTTTAGGGTTTTGAAAACAGGTGGAACACTTATTTTTAAATGGTCTGATGCACAAGTAAATGTTAAGGAAATTTTGGAATTAGTTCCGCATCAACCACTTTTCGGTCAGCAACGTGGAACTACTCATTGGATGGCTTTTATGAAATTTTAGGAGGTATTGATGTTAAATCTATACTTTATTTACAACGGACACCGCAAGATACTCATTGGGAGTTTTTAGCACATACATAGCGCAATCAATGAATTAAAGCAACATCAAGCCAGCTACTCTGATGTTAACAATCCACGCTTTCGGAAAAGCATGAGTGGAGAAAATATCAGGATTGACTACGGAGCAGTTGACTGCTACTACTTGATTACGAAGAAAACGGAGGAAAAATAAGATGAATACAAAAATGAATTTGGAAGAAAAAGTACAACAATGGTTTGTAGACAGAAATCTACATGAAGCAAATCCTGTCAAACAGTTCTTGAAGCTGATGGAAGAATCAGGGGAATTATTTGAAGGCATCGCGAAGGATAAATCTGAACTGATTTACGATGCGCTCGGAGACATCCAGGTAGTTTTGATTGGGTTTGAACAACAGATCAAGAATGGCGCTCAGATTTCAGCGAATCAACAGGAACTCGAATTGCTGCTGATGGTTTCCAGTTTGGGCAATATCGCTCAGAAGTTATACGCTCATGTCTGTCACAATGAAACTCAAATTCCTTTAATCAAAGCTGATTTGATGTTTCTTGACAGTGTAGTTAGCACCGTTTCGTTTTTAAATGGAACTACTGCTGAGAATTGTTTAGACGAAGCATACAACGTTATCAAAGACCGGAAAGGGAAGATGATCGATGGAGTGTTTGTCAAAGAGGAGGACCTATAATAATGATTAATAATGTCGTACTTATTGGCCGGTTAACTCGTGATGCTGAATTAAGGTATACACCATCGAACATTGCAGTTGCTACATTTAATTTGGCAGTTAATCGAAATTTTAAAAATGATAATGGAGATAGAGAAGCAGACTTTATCAATGTTGTGATGTGGCGCCAGCAGGCTGAAAATTTTGCGAATTGGGTAAAAAAAGGGAATCTTGTAGGGATTACAGGCCGCATTCAGACTCGTAGCTACGATAACCAGCAAGGACAACGTGTCTATGTGACTGAAGTTGTAGCTGAAAGTTTTCAAATCCTTGAAAAAAAGGATAATGCTGCAAACAATGCAAGTATGGAAAATCAAATTCCACCAAGTTTTGAAAAAACTAACCCTATGGATATATCTGATGATGATTTACCATTCTAGGAGTATTCGGATGAGTACAATTAATCAAGATATAATCAAGGGTTTAAAACGTTCAATCGAAGTAGCAGAAGAAAAGATTGAAGAACTGAAGAAACCAAGTCAGAAATCAGCGGTGCACATGAGAGCTGCTGAACGTGATTTTTGGAAGAAGAAGCTGAAAGGCTACGAGAAAGAAATAAAGAGGTTAGAAAATGAATAAACAAGAATTGATAAAACATTTTGAGGATTTGCCTTATGTATCTATCACTCAAATGGGAAAGAAAAGTTTTATTGATTTAATCAATCAACTAGACGAACAAGAAATAGTGAAAATTCCGCAGTTTGTGGCGGAACATATCGAATGGGCAAAAAAAGAAGATTTTCACTTGCTCGGTGCAATGAACAGAGAAAATTTTGACAAAAAACTCGAAGACTGGTTTTATACAGACGACAACATGGAGCTTTTCGCTCGAGCATGGCTTGATGGCTATGAAGAAGCGGAGGAAGAAAAACGGTATTATGTAAGGCTTAAAAATGTTGATGAAAATTATAATTACTTAAACCGTATTAACCATCTTGATGCTTGGTGTTTAACAGAAATAAAAACAGATAAAAAATTTCGTACAACTCATACTCGCAAACAATTAGAAGATGCTGGCTTTGGTGAAGTGTTTAACAGTCCATTGTTTGAAGTTGAGGAGGTGGAATAAATGGAAAATTTAATGTTTTGGGGAATGTTTATTGCTTGTTTGCTGATTTCAGCTATGACATTCTACATTATGTATTCTCAGGCTATGGTCAATAGAGATTTGGAAAGAAAATACAAAGACTTAAACCAAGAAATTTCAAGAGTTTTTGGTTGGGACAATTATGACTGGGCAAATAATTTTAGGGATTATGCTCGCAAAGTTGAAGAACTTATCAAGTTTAAAAAAGAAATTGAACAACTTGAAATCATTAAAAAAGCAATAGAAGTCAAAAGTTTGGAAGAGTTGCAGAAGAAGAAAGAACATATTGAAAATGTAATCAAAACGTTAAAAAAATGAGGAGGCAGAGTGATGGAAGAAGTTATTATGGCTACGTTGCCTAACAAGGAATTAAATCGTTTGATTAAAATTGAAATTGCAGTTGAAAATCTAATCGAAAACGGAATTCTTGATGAAGATATATATAACCAGTATTTGAACGAAGCTTAGATTGAGGAGATGCAAGATGATACCAAGCAAAGAAAAGAGGTGAACGATGCCTTTCTTTCCTGATATTAATGAATCAAAAACAAAAGAAAATGCCAAGAGAATTCTGAGAGGATATCTTAGATGGAGAAGAGTGGCCAATGACATAGATGGGCAGAAGGTAACAACTACATACTCATTCATGCCACGCTCTCAATCGTTTAGTAGAAATAGTCAGGTTGAGAAATTAGCAATTCGCAAAGTTGATGCTGAACTTGAACTAGATGCAATTGAACAAGCAGTAAGTGGATTACATGATCCATTGTATCGTAGAATCCTTTATGAGAAATATCTTCAATGGGATTGTAAGAAAGATGAAACAATCTCAATGGATTTAGCTATCTCAGAAAGTTCTTATTACGATATCTTAGATAAGGCTTTAATGGCATTTGCTGAGCTTTACCGAAATGGAGAACAAATTGAAATCTTAGAATAAAAAATGGAGTTTTCTTGGAGTTT